ATATATAATACTTTTAGTTTATTTTAAACCGTTCCCTATATTATACTTTGGACACAGTTCCCATTGGTCTTTATCTTTAAAAGATATAATTTTTATCTGTCTTAAAGGTGCAATAGGCTCTAGTTTGTCTCGTTTTTCAATCGTTAATAAACCCCAGTCGCTCATTAATGTTGCAATAGTATTTCTTCTTGCTACATCATTTTCTTCTAAGTTTGATTTCTTGCCGTCTAGCAAAAATAATTCTTTGAAGTGCACAATAAAGTACCTTCCTTGTTTATGGAGTATGTGACATGATTGATAGAGCTTATTGTCTTTACGAGATGCAACGCCAATTCTCGTTAATGTTTCTCGAATCTTTAAAAAATCATCTGGTTCGTTTAAAGTGACTTCCAGCATATTGCTTGGATTCCACTCAATACTGTTATTTTCTTCCACCTGTCATTACCTTACGTTTCAATTCGTTAACCTGATCGGTGGTTAGGAGAGATAATACTTGGCGGGCTTTTTCATTACTATAGCCATAATATTTTTTTACTGCTTCCAAATCACTTACAGTTTCTGGCTTATGCCATTTAGAAAACCTTTTACGTTTTCTAACTATATTTATAAAAAAATCAAATTGTAAACGATTATCTAGGTGGTGGTTTCTATTCATTTCATTCGCGGCTAAGATTGTATCTGGAAAGTATGATAGTTGTCTGTTTATCATGTATGAACTATAGATTTTTCGGTAATGTCATCTACCATAATATCTTTCTTAGTGTAATTTATTGCATTGACATATTCAAACGGATTCATGATTTTTTGCTTTCTACCATTGACTGTAACTCTGTTACCATAGGAACTATTGTAGAATCCCACCAAGCTATAAAAGCTTGATAGTTATTATCAAAGTATGATTCTTTTATAAAGTTTTCAACTTGCATACAATCAAATGCCATTGATGGTTGCAATAAGCTGTGTGCTGATAACAACTCACACATTGCTAATTGATTTACAAATTGATTTAACATTTCAATCTCCACTAAAGTCATCTTTAATTTTTCGTTCCATTATATTATGTTCCTCTGGATTATTCTTTTTCCACTCTCTATCCTTATACCAATCATGTCCTGCCATCCACGCTAATGCAGCAAATGCAGTAATCATCCCATATATTATTATTTCTATCATATTAAGCGCTTTTTAGAGGAGCCCAACTTTCTACTCCGCCAATATAATTATCATAATCTATTTCAGATTCTACATGTTCTTTAGTAAGCTCAGATGTTGGAACTTTATTTAAATGCGTGTTATTCCAATATAATTGAGGAACTGTTCTATGTCCTTTTTCTTTCATGAATTCTTTTGCAAAGAGATCATAACTGACATTGACTTCTCTATATCTGTAATCCCATTCTGCAAGTTTCTTTTTCATAATATGACAATATTCGCAATTATCCTGTGTGTAAAGTGTTAAGTTAATTGAATTGGACATCTGACATTACCTCCGTTAAGCATGCTACTACATTAAGTTCGTGATCAGCAACAAAAGCATTTTTGTATTGATAATCACCTAGAATTAAAACCAACTGTGGAATAGATTGTGGAGCAACTTTCTCGGCCATTTTGTCGTAAATAGCTCTAAAAATTGCACTTGCATCTGTATCTATATTGTTAACTACCCAAGATCTCATCTTTTTAAAATCTTTATTTTTCAAATAAGAGAAAAGATCATCATAGTTTTTATCACTTACAACATTTACTATACCAGCATCAATGTTACCGTTAACTGAATATCTTTGTAATTCATTGATAACTCTACGCCAGTCTGGTGCAAATTTCATGATTAAATCTGCAACTGCCATTTGTGTATAGCTTACACCTTCTTCTTCAAGAATGTACTGACATCTTTTCATGAATTGACTTGCTATAGGTGCAAGATCTTTTTTAGATGTATTGAATTCATATACGCCACATCTGGAATGTAGTGGTTCAATGATTCTATTCTTAAAGTTGCAAGTAAGAATAAATCTACAATTACTAGAGAACTCTTCAATGAAACCACGAAGAGCAGGCTGAGTTGATTGTGGATTTAGATAATCTGCTTCATCAAGTATTACAACTTTAAAGTCACTCGATAATGAAACCGATGAGGCAAATTGTTTAATTTTAGTTCTTAATGTATCGATGTTGCCTTCTTCAGAACCATTAATCAATATGAAATCACAATTAAGTTCATTACACATTGCTTTAGCAACAGTTGTTTTACCTAACCCGGCGGTGCCAGTAAATAACATATTTGGTAGTTCACCACCATCAATTATTTTTTGAAAGGTTTCTTTTAGTTTAGTAGGTAGTATAGTATCGGCAACTTTTTGTGGCCTGTACTTTTCAACCCATAAGTACTCATTAGACATTTACGCGTTTCTCCATAACAAATAAAATAAAATTCAATAAAGCGTAATTACTTTTTAGCAGCAGGTTCTTCAGCTGGTGTTTCCATAGCTTTTTCTTGTTGAATAGTTTCACATAGTTGAACTATCTGAATGCACTGATCCCTTAGTCCACCAATAGTAGATAATTCTTCACCTTTAAATCCACCTCTTTGTGTTACCGCATCGATAACAGCGATGGTACTTCTTGATGCCTTATTAGAAAGGTCATATAATTGGTCGTTATTGCTTGTCATTATTAAACTCCGTAAGTTGACGATTTTTCAAGTGCAATCCAATACTTTACACTTAATTCTTTATGGGAAAACTGTGTTATTAATTTCGAAGAAATTTGAACATCATAATCACCAGGTAATATTTTCAAGTTAGATATATCTATAATAAAATTAAATACAGCATCTTCTTTAAACTCACCATCGATATCAATTGAATATGTATTTGATGTTGCATTTTGATTTTCAACAATCGATAAACTTAATACACCGTTGTTAGCTCTAATCAATACTTCTTTATGACCGAGGGTTGATGCAGCTTTTTTAAGTTTATTAAGAGTGCCATTATCTAATGTAAACCTTACATCAGGCTCTGGCATAGAAACATCTTTTGTAGGTGTTGTCAATGTTTCAGCGGCTGAATAGAAATACTTTACGCTAGATCTACCTGACTCATCAGATATAACAACGAAATCATTATTGAATTCAAGGCTAGGGTTATTGACTAATCCAGTTACACCAATAAATTCATTTAAATCATAGATGCCAAAGTCTTTGTCAAAGGTTTCTGGTATTTCAGCTTTAGCTACGACATTACGAGCTTCGCTGATAGTTTTAATAGGACTTCCGGCCGTAATCAAAATGTTTTGATTGATAGACGAGAAGTTTCTAAGGATGTCCAAGGTGGAATCACTTAATTGCATTATATACTCCTTTTGATTTTATAGTTCTATTATACCACAGTTTTTGATAAATGTACACCGTTAAATGCATTTAAACTTTCATTTTAGAGAAATTTCTTTCTTTTACAAATTCAATTTTAGCATCAAACTTACCGTCCAATATATCTCCTTTATGTGATATAATAAACGTATTAGTATCTTCACCAAGTGTGTTTAGTATTTTCAATAAATTTTCAACACCATCATGATCTAATGACGAGTCAAAGGTTTCATCTAAAATTAGTAAGTTAGTTGAAACCGAGTTTTTCATCTTTGCTATTTGACGCCATGTAAATAACAACGATAAATCGATTCTTTGTTTTTCACCTTCACTAAAAGATTCATAAGTAAAGTCATCTCTGAATCTTGATCTTATAGTTTCTTGAAAGCTTTCATCTAAATCAAATGACACAAAGAAATCAAGCACTTGTAGATGTTGGTTAACAAGTTTATTAATTGCAGGTAAATACTGTTTTATTATTTTTGTTTTAATTCCAGTGTCTCTTAGCATTTCTGCTATAACACTATTGTAGTTAATCTGCTCTGTCACTTTCAATCGTTCTTCTATTAAGTCTTCTTTATCATTAGAAATAGTTTGTAGTTCTAATCTAGCAACATCAAGATCTGTGCTTACTTCTTCAGAAAGGTATGACCTTAAATCATTGTTACTTTGATTTAACGATTGTATTTCTCTATTATTAGAATTAATAACATTGGTCTTTTCATTAACTTTAGTAATAACCTTTTGTAATTCTATTACTTGTGTTTCAATATCATTATAATCATTTTCAATACCTGAAAGTTTAGACTCTATTTGTAATGCTTCAGTTCTAGTTTCAGATACAAGTTTATCTTTATGTTGTATAGGTTGTTCACATGTTGGGCATTCATCATTATTTTCTAAAAACAATCCTCTTTTAGCTACTGCCTTAAGTTCTTGTTTCTTTTCAGCTTTAGCTGCTATTACATTATTCTTTTTAGTTTGTAATTCAGTTAAGTCAATATCACCTACCGTTTCGAGTTCATTACTTAACTCGTTATTATGATCTTGTAATTTTTGAATTTTTAATTCTGCAGATTGTATTTGCTTTTCATACTTCTTTTTATTTTCACTGGTAAGTGCAGCTATATCTCTTATATACTTTGACTGTTGCTCAATCTTTGTTTTACACAATTCAATATTAGTATTAATAGATTGTGATTTATCTTTTAATGTAGAGTTCTTTTCTTTAAGTATAACATTCATCTTAGAAAAAATATTAATGTCCAGAAGATCTTCAATAACATCTCTA